GTGATCTTGACGATGAGATTGCGGAATGGTCGGAAGATTATCTATTAAGTGTAAAACAGGAACATATAGACGAATTACAAAAAGAATTAACCGATGTATTTCGTAAATGGGAAAACCGCCACGGGTACAACAATACTTCTTTTGTGGTGTTTGAAAAGATAAACCCATTTGGAAACAAGGTGTAAAAATGAAAATACTAGATGCATGTTGTGGCTCCAAAATGTTTTGGTTTGATAGAGAACATAAAGAAACGGTTTACATGGATAACCGAACGGAAAACACAACACTATGCGACGGTAGGAAGTTAATCGTAAAACCGGATATAGTTGCAGATTTTAGAGAAATGCCTTTTGAAGATGAAACATTTTATTTGGTTGTGTTTGATCCGCCGCATCTGGTGAGTGCTGGGGATACGTCATTTCTAAAATTGAAATACGGAACATTAGGGCCGGACTGGAAAGAGGATATAAAACAGGGCCTTGCGGAATGTTGGCGGGTACTCAAACAAAATGGAACGTTAATTTTTAAGTGGAACGAAGAACAGATAACCTTGCCAAAGGTGCGCCCGTTATTGCCGGTTGAACCGATTTTGGGGCAACGGCGCGGCAAAACAATTTGGTTAGTGTTTTTTAAAGGTGAATAAAAATGAAATCACCATGTAAGGGTTGTGAGTATAGGGTGTTAGGCTGCCATAGTACATGCGCAGCCTACATCGAATACAATAATCATCAAGTGAAGCTAAGGGAAAACCGTGATATACGGGGCGATGTATTCGGATATGTAAAGGATAGCAACAACCGCATCAAGCGGCGTATGGGTAGGTGTTAAGAGGTGATATATCTTGAATTATATAGAAAACTGGGTTGCGTTGGGTGCTTGTATATATAGCCGAAAAACCGCAGATGCAGCATTGGCCGCGCTAGGGTTAAGGAAAGAAATAAAAAGAAAGCCGATGTATCCGGAAATTGAAACAAATGCGTTGGCCGCCTTGCGTGAAAAAGGTTTGAGCGTGCGGAAAATAGCGAATATATACGGCGTATCGTATACATTCGTTAGAAACCGCTTGTTAGCTGCTGGGGTAAATCTTGAAAGGATAAAAAGATAAATGAAATTTATAGATTTTTTTAGTGGTATAGGTGGTTTTCATACCGGACTAGAAAAAGCTGGCATGAAGTGTATAGGCTGGTGCGAATTCGATAAGTTCGCGCAAGCATCATACCGTGCAATGTATGATACAGATAATTTGTGGTTCGGTGATGATGTAACAAAAGTAAAAGGAAAGGACTTGCCAAAGGCGGATTTATGGACGTTTGGTTTTCCTTGCCAAGACATAAGCATTGCCGGAAATCAAAAAGGCATTAAAAAAGGTACAAGAAGCGGACTGTTTTATGAAATTATGAGGTTACTAGATGAGTGCGAAGAAAATAAACCCAAATGGCTTGTGTGTGAAAACGTTAAGAATTTGTTATCAATCGACGGGGGGGCGGGTTCCTCATCGTTATCAGTGAAATGGTTGAAAGAGGGTACAATATCGAATGGGGTATGTACAATTCCAAAAACTACGGGGTGCCGCAAAACAGGGAGCGCGTGTATATTGTCGGATATTCTGGAAGAGAATGTCCCGGAAAGTTATTACCTAACCCAAGAGAAAACACAACAACTCTTAAACAAGTCGTTGGGGGTTCACAAGGAATGAGGGTATACGATCCAGAAGGAACAAGTTGCACTTTATCAGCACAAGGCGGTGGAATGGGTGCAAAAACTGGGTTGTATACCATTACAAAAAGCGGCGTTCATAATCTAGGAAGTGTTACTGCTTATAAAAATGATTACACAGTACATGCAAGCGGTATAGCACGAACATTAATGGCATGCGCTTATAAACATGTTCCGCAAGTGTATATTGAAAACCAATCTAACACATTAACAACTAGTGATAATTTGGGCGTATTAGTAGACAAGCAACCTATACGAATTAGAAAATTAACGCCTAAAGAATGTTGGCGATTACAAGGGTTTTCCGATGCGCAATATGAGAAGGCAGCAGCGGTTAATAGTAATAGCCAGTTATATAAGCAAGCTGGCAATGCGGTTACTGTAAACGTTGTAGAAGAAATAGGCCGTCATATTATGAGTGTAGAACATGAAGATAGGGGAATTAATAAATGAGCGTAAAGGTAGACATGGGAAACGGTAGAACTTTTACATGTGAGCAACTAGCCAGCGCATTAACGCTGGTTATTGAAAACAAGATTTTAAAACCAAAAGTAACGCAAGATAGATTTTTGATTATGCTTGAATACAAATATCATAAAGACGGCAAAACGAAACGATTGCGGCAAGGGCTTTCAAAAATGGTAATGGAAGTATTTAACGGAACAGTTGAAGCGTACATTTACAACGTACGGCAACAAATCAAGGAACTTATTGTAAAAGGGGAATTATACGATGAAGAATGAGCAAAAATGGTTATTGCAAGAAATGTATAACGAAGGTTATCGCGATATTAAAATTGAAGGCGTTTATGCGTTCTTTGTAAATCCTACATTTATAGAAAATGGCGGGAATTTTAAAATACGCGATCATACCCCAAGAATTCCATGCAAGGTGCTGGGGTTAAATCCTAATACCCGTAAATATTCTATTGCATCATTGCTGGGTATCGTGGAATGGGAAAACGTTCCAGTTGATACGCCTATCATTATTAAAACTAATCACGGTTCAATGAAACGCTATTTTGCTGGCTATAAAAACAGAAAGGTTTTGTTTTTTTGTGGCGGTGTAACTAGCTGGAGTAACGAATACGGGAATATTGGTATTGATGATGTTGATTATTGTAAGGTTGAATTAGCAGAAAGGGCGCTAAATGAGTGTAATTGATATTACTTTAAAGGGGCGCCCAGCTACTAAAAAGAATAGCGGACGGATAATATCCAGAAACGGAAAGCCTATTATAATACCGTCAGAAGCCTACAAGAATTATGAAGATGCTTGTTTATGGCAATTAGCTGGGAAGAAGCTGCATATATCTGGCGTCGTCGTTGTTGAATGTAAATACTATTTACCAAATAAAAGAAGCTGGCCGGATTTAATCGGATTGCTACAGGCAACTAGCGATATTCTGACAAAAGCCGGCGTGATAGACGATGATAAATGGATATGTTCATACGGTGAAAGCTGCATAGCTGGCATTGATAAAGATAACCCGCGGGCAGAAATTCGTATCATGGATAGAAAAAATAAAGTGTTGGAAGCATTATTGAAATGAGGGGCAATAAATGGAACTACTAAACAGGATTAAACGCATATTTGGATATAAACGATATAATGCGGACGTTATCAAAGTTAAACGATGCATACCGGGTGTATTATTGCCAAAAGTTGGCAGCGTAGATGCTGCCGGCATGGATTTTTATCAACCAGAAAGCACCGTTATAGAACCGCATCAAACGCAATATGTTTCTTTGGGGTTAGCGGTAGAAATTCCAAAGGGGTATATGTTGATGTTGGCGCCACGATCTAGCATGAGCAAAACGCCGTTAATTATTCCAAATTCGTTCGGGGTGATTGATGCGGACTATAGGGGCGAAATTAAAGCAATTCTACATAACACCAGCGATACGCCGTATTTAATCCAAAAGGGTGATAGATTAGTACAGGGAATTATGGTACCAGTAGGCGCATTAAAGTTATTAGAGGTTAAAGAATTAACCGAAACGGTGCGCGGTGCTGGTGGTATCGGTAGCACGGGAAAATAACCATGATTAAATTATTGTTTGATGCTGCTTTGTTGTTTTCGCTAGTGATAGCATTAATTAAATTAGTATCAATATTTACGATGTAGTTGATAAGGGGCAATATAAACGCCCCTTTGATACAAATAGGCGAAAGGGGAAATGTGTAATGCCTATAATTAACCCGATGTATTTGTACTTGATTGAGGTACTACATAATTTAGACGTGTTTAATCAAGGCGTTTTTATACTGGCATCAATTATAATGGTTATGCTTGTAATTTTTTATCCGCAAAGCATTAAATATGACGAAGATAAAAAAATTAAGAAATATATTTATATTTGCGGTTTTGTTTGGTTGATATCGTTTGTTATTTGTGTTTTTGTACCTACCAAAAATGCTATGTATAAAATGCTAATTGCCAGCTATGTAACAACTGACAATATCCAAATCGTAAATGATGCGATTAAAACCAATTTACAAGACTATTTAAACATGTTAGGGGAAACAGTTAAGAACATGCGATAATGAACCATGCGGGGGATATATGACGGATAAAGAATATAGAGAAATCGGCAAGGAATTCCTAGAACCGATTAAATTAATATCAATGAAAATTAAATCATTGAAAGAAGATCTAAAGCATTTGCAATCAGATATAACAACGATAGGGGCAGTTGATTATAGTAAGGAACGTTTAAGCGGTGGCGGAACGCCGGGCGGGTTAGACCGGCAAATCGTACGCCTTGAAAGTAAACGCGATGCCGTAAAAGAAGAAATAGGCGCATTAATTGATGAACGCGAAACGGCGGCGGATATCATCAACCAATGCACCACAGGGAAAGCCAATATATTATTAATGCGCGAATACATCGACGGGGAAAGCGCAAAATATGCGAAGAGTTTTACTAATTTAGGAAAAACGCAAGCCAGCGATTTAAAAACAATAGGCCTTATTAATGTAGGTAAATTTTTACATGAAACATATTACCCTAGCATGTATACTGCTAAGACGGTAAAAGTTGAACTATACCGAACTACATCGGAATAGTACGGAAAGGCGATATATAGTATAATTATATTGTCAAATGATGCTTAAAAGGTCATTGGCGTAATTCTCCTATATATAAACAATGCACAGGGGAACTTTGGGCCGTTCCCCTATTGTGTATTGTAAACCGATACCGATAAACTAGAATTCCTTTCAAACATACACAATGCCATTGAGAACAATCCTATCAAATATAAATATGTACTTCCAAGCACAACAACAATAAGCATAATAAACCTAATTTCATGTGATCCATATCGGTATTGGTTTAGAGTATACAACAAAAATGAATAAAGCTATCAGAATATGAGGTATATCCACGGCGATATATCTCATTTTTTGCATAAAAGTAACATTTGATTATTGAAAACTGAACATAATGCACATGTTTTTATTTAAGAGATATCACCTTCATAGTTTCTAATGATATTTTAGTGCGGCGTGTTCGGTTTTGAGTAATTAAAAAAGCCGCTATTTTCTAGCGGCTTAGTGTATCTGTAACGATATGTGTTATGGAGGTTACAATATATGAACCTTGAATGCGATCGCCTATGCGAATATCACGCATGCGGGAACAACCGCGTACACCGGCGATGTATACTCTAGTAAGCGGATTGCCTATGCAATCGCCTTTATGAGTTTTTACAATTATTTTGTGAGTCATGATTAAAATCCTTTCTGTTGTGTTTAATTATTGGCGGTAGTGGTTATCCTACCGCCTTTATTTTGTTATTCGTAGTAGTGGCAAGCAATAACTTCATTTGTGTTATTGTCGATTAATTGCCATTCAAAACCAAAACTCATTGTACTGATGAAATCAGAAGCATCTGTTTTGTTTTCAAATTTCCATGTTTTGTTAGTGTTTACATCTTTAAGTGTTAGCATTTTAAATTCTCCTTTTTGAATATTTGCGTTTTCTGATGTATCTTATGGCTTTATTATACTTGCGTTTTCGCAAGTAGTCAATAGGGAAATTAAAAATTTTTCAAAAAAGTTTTGTGAAGGTGGTGAAAAGCTAGTGAATATCATATGTACAAAGTCAAAATGTCTTAACAATAAGGGCGGCAAATGTACTGCCAGCGAGATATATTATGACGGATTATGTCAAACATATTGCACTAGCCAACACGCCAGCAAGCAACACGCGGGCATATGCCAACGATCACATGGCAGAATGAAAAGTAAAGATAACAACATACTACGATAGGGGGTGAAACAATGGCTAAAACTACATATAAGGATTGGGAAGCAGATGAAAAAATTCTACTGTTACAAGGCTGGGCGCGTAATGGCTTAACAAATGAACAGATTGCCAGCAATATGGATATATCAACAGTAACCCTTTGGGAATGGCGCAAGAAATCGCCTAAAATATCTAACGCCCTAAAAATAGGGAAAGATGAAGCAGATATACAAGTAGAAAATGCGTTGTATAAGGCAGCACTTGAAGGAAATACAACGGCTATGATTTTTTGGCTTAAAAATCGACGTTCTAAAGAATGGCGCGATAAGATACAACAGGAAATTACAACAGAAAGCGCCGTTAAGTTGGTTATTGATAATAACGAATTGAGTGATACAGATGAGTAAAACAAATCTGTTTCGTGATGTGATACGACCAACGCCTAAACAGAAAGAATTCTTGCGGGCAGTAAAGCAAAACATATATACACTATATGGCGGCGCTGCTGGTGGTGGTAAATCGTATATACTCCGCTGGGGTTTGGTATGGCTTTTAATTGATTGGTACATTCAAACGGGAATTAAAGGCGTACGCGTTGGGTTGTTCTGTGAGGATTATCCAAGTCTTGATGATCGTCAAATATCCAAAATCAAAATGGAGTTTCCGGAATGGTTAGGAAGCTATAAAGAAAGTAACCATGAATTCACATTGAACGATGAATTAGGCGGCGGCGTGATATGTTTCCGTAATCTTGATAAACCTAGTAAATACTTATCTAGTGAATTTGCTGCTATTGCTATAGATGAATTAACCTTGAACAGTCGCGACGTGTTCGACTTTTTGCGCATGCGGCTCCGTTGGACTGGTATAAGTGATACTAAGTTAATCGCTGCAACCAATCCGGGCGGTAAAGGGCATATGTGGGTTAAGGATTTATTCATTGATAGAAACTTTACAAAAGAAATGCAACCATTTTCCGATAAGATTGCATATATCCAAGCGAGGGCAAGCGATAACCCGCATCTATCACAATCTTATATAGATGCACTTAACACGTTGCCAGAAAAACTACGTAAAGCATATTTAGACGGCGACTGGAACATATTTGAAGGTCAAGTATTTACAGAATTCCGCACCGATAAGCATGTAATAGCACCGTTTGAAATACCGCATCATTGGCAACGATATCGGTCAATGGACTGGGGATATACGAAACCATATGCAGTATATTCTTATGCGGTTGATTATGACGACGTGTTATATATTACTGGTGAATATTACGGGTGTAAGCCGGGTATGCCGGATACTGGAACGCAAGAAACCGCGCGGGAAGTTGCACAAAAGATAGAACACTTAAAAGACTATCAAGGCGTAGCGGACCCCGCTATATGGCAACGTACAGGGCATGACGGGCCAACGATTGCGGAAACATTTGCAACGGAAGGCGTGTATTGGAATAAGGCCGATAATGATAGAGCAGCTGGACTTATGCAAGTACATCAAAGACTTAAAGAAGGTAAGCTAAAGATATTTAGTAATTGCGTACATTTAATACGCACCTTGCCAGCTTTAACGTATGACAAAATCAAGGTGGAAGATGTAGATACAAAGCAAGAAGATCATGCATATGATGCGGTGCGTTATATGTGTATGGCTAGACCGGTGAAATCAGTTAAACCAGAAAAACCATTTAATGACGGTTATAGATATGTTGACGATAACGAAGGAGATATAAGCGCATGGGGCGTATGAGTGAAAGGGCGTTGCGTGATTACGCCTATAAGGTTTTAAAATCGGAATACGGTGAACGTGAAGAAAAGGGCGTTATTATTCCGGCGAAATATACAGATGCACAGTTGGCGGAATTCGCAAAAGCAATGCCACAATGGCAACTGGAGCAGATGTACGATATGATTTACGGTTCTGAAATGGTGGAGTAATGGATATAGAACAAACAACCTTTGATATATACGAAGCAAAACAAAATGTAAAAAGTGCATTAGCTGCCACGTCAGAATGGCGCAAGGCTGCTGCCGAAGATTTTGCCTTTATGCAAGGCAAGCAATGGCAAGACGGCGATTTAAAGAAGATGCGCGAAGCTGGACGGCCAGCAATCACGATTAATAGAATTAGACCGGTTATTAATCTGTTATGCGGCTATGCATCACAGAATGAAACAGAACCGGACTTTTTACCACGTTCCGAAGAAGATGATAGAATAAGCCGCGTCGCTAAGGGTATTACAAAATACTGTTTAGACCGTGCGAACTATCAACGTAATAAAGGCAAATGTTTCCGCGATAAGATTATTTGCGGTTTAGCCAATTACTGGGTATCTTATGAATTTGACTATGCGAAGTTAGACGGCACTATTCAAATTGAACGTGTATCTCCGTTTGATGCTTTCATAGATCCGGAATGTAAGAAAGATGATTTAAGCGACGCGCAATATGTTGGACGTTATAGTTGGGAAAGTGCTGCTAAGTTAAAACAGATTTACCCAGAAAAAGCGGACGAAATCAACACGTTAAAAAGCCGATATGATGAAACAGAACAGGAAGCCGGCATAATTGAAACAGTAGACGGCGAAGCGCTATGGTATAGCAGCAACTACAATAAAATCCGTGTAGTGCAGTATTGGTATAAAGAATACAGTAAGAAGAATGTATACATGACAAAAGAGGGGTTAATTGATGAAGCTAACCCGTTATTTATTGTATTAATGGCTACAGGCAAGAAGCCTACAAGTATTCCAGATACTAAAATTCGATATGCGACGTTCGCCGATAGTGTTCTATTGGAAGAGGGCGAAAGTCCTTATAAGCATGGTAAATTCCCGTTAGTGCGTGAATATTGCTATTACACCGGCGAATTGGTAGATGATGAACTAGAACCAGCTGGCGTAGTGCGTGATATTAAAGATGCGCAAAGGGAATTGAACAAAAACCGAAGCCAACGCATGCATGTTGTAAATCAACAGTCTTTAGGCGTTAAATTCTGGCAAGGTCAATTCACGGAACAATTAAAGAAAACTATCAAGAATGATAGTACAAAACCGGGCGCAAATATATTCCTACCGCCGGGCGTTTCCTTTGTGGACGGTACACCGGCAATGGATAGCAATATTAATATTAGCCTTGAACAACAATCAAGCAATGATTTTTACTCTATCAGCGGTATCACTCCGGAAAGCCTAAGCGGTAGCGTGGGTTCTATGAGTGGTAAGGCAATAGATTTACGTCAATCTGTAACAACTGTTCAAACGGCTGGTATCTTTGAGCAATCAAAAGAAGCAGAACGGCAAATAGTAAAATTGTTATGGGGCGAGAAAAACGCGCCGGGGTTAATTCCACAATTCTACAATCAAGAAAAAGCAATGCGAATTATGGGCGACGACGGTCAAAAGGAATTTGTACAGATTGCACCGGGTTTAAATCAACCTATGCAAGAACAAGTTTTAACCGATGCACTAGGGCAACCGCAACGCGACGAAGAAGGCAACCCGATTAAACAAGTACTATATGATCTATCCGCTTTTGATTTTGATATTGTAATCACTACAAGCCAAGCAAGCGCAACGGCAAGACGTGCTAACCTATATCAATTATTGGAAGCTAAGAAGTCCGGCGTTGATATTCCTATGGATATCATTCTTGATTTCATGGATTTCCCAGAAAAAGAAACGGTTAAGAAACGCATGCAAGAAGCAGCAGAAAAACCAGCGTTACCAGAATTGCGTGTTAGTGGCAGCTTAGACGATATGCCGGCGGAAGCGTTAAGCATGTACTTGCAAACGCTAGGCGTACAGATTTCACCGCAGCAAATCATGGCGGAACGGTTAGCCTTGAAAGGTAAACAACAAAACATTCAAAATGCACCGCCAATTTTACCGCCTATGGACGGTTTAGGTGGTATGTAATATAAACTATCAACACAATAATAAACGCTCCGTAATGGGGCGTTTTTATAATTCTCGCCCTAAGTAATGGCGTTAAAAGGCTTGCTTATACATTATCGCCCGGTAACGGCGTTAAACTGCCATATTCTTATATTCGTCCGGCAATGACGTTAAAAGGCAATAAGGGGTATTTGATATGAAAGACGAATTAGTAAACATCGAAGAAGCTGGTTTCACACCGGAAGATTTAGAGAATGCGGGCGTTGAACTGGAAGAAACAACCAAAGAAACGGATACACAGGAAACGGCAACAGATGAACCCTCTACAGATGATGCGGCGGAAAGTGATGCGAATGATGCGGAAGTAGAACCGGAAGCGCCGAACACTAATGAAGAAACGGAAGAAACACATGCGAACGATCATAACTTAAAGGCGGCACTTGCACAGGAACGCGCAAGACGTAAAGCGGCGGAAGAACGTGCTAGACAATACGAAGCACAACAACGGCCAATTACATTGCCAGACGAGGAAGTATCAAATATTCGCGACTTTGTACGCCGTGAAGCATTAAAACGCTTTAACATTACGGCGGAAGATTTAGAAAGTCTTATGTTTGAAGATGTACAGAAATATAACGATTTCATTCGTTTTGAAGCTAACGCAGAATACACGATCACAAATCAACAGTTAGCAGTACACCAACAAAGACAAACAAATCTAAATTTCGTAAATGAAATTAAATCATTACCGAACTTTGGGGAATTATATCAACGTGGATTAGAAAAGCTTAACGGAATGACGATGCGCGATGCGCAACCGATTAATGATGCTTTTTATCGTGTTGATATTGGCGAAGGTACAAACGCCGATTTTGAAACTATTAGGAAGTTTGTAACAGAATTGCAAAACGAACGGGCAACAAGTACCGAAGTACCTAATAACCCTTTACAAGTTGCGGCGACGCTCCCGAAAGCTGGCGCGTTAAATGGTGGCGTTCCTACACCTAACAAGGTAACGGAAGAAGATATTTTGAAAGCGTACCAAACAGGCAACCTTGATGCATTGCCGGACGATGTACGCAAATATTTTGACGAATTATAAGAGGTAAAACATGGCAGATCAAAGAAACCAAGTAAATATTCCAGCAACTTTAGTTCCTAAAGTATGGGCCAATAAAGTATGGCATGAAGGCGTAAAAGATAGTTATTTTGATAAATTCACCGCAATGGACGGTTCCAACGTGGTACATCAAAACAAAGATTTGACAAACGTAAAAGGTGATAGCGTTGTATTCGGTTTGATGATGAATTTAAACGGCCCGGGCGTTGAAGGTAACCAAAAATTAGCTGGCGCCGAAGATACTTTGAACATTTACGATTTTACTGTACAAACTAAATTAATCCGTAATGCGGTATCTCGTTTTGAAGCGGACGACCAAAAAACACAGTATGATATGTTGAAAGAAATTAAAGGCGCGCTTAAACAATGGTTAGCCGATTGGTACGATAACAAATTGATTAGCGAATTAAGTGTTACCGCTTCCTCTTCTAAAGAAGCGGTATATGCAAGTGCAGCGGGTACTTTATCCAGTATTACGGCAAATGATAAATTAACAACAACAGTTATTTCCCGCGCTAAACGTAAAGCAATGTTACACGCGCCAAAAGTGCAACCGATTAAAGTTGACGGCATGGATAAATATATTATGCTTATTTCCCCATGGGCGGCTCGTGATTTAAAAGATGATCCAAAATGGTTGGCAGCTCAACAAAACGCAAACGTTCGCGGTTCTAAAAACCCTATCTTTACCGGTGCATTGGGCGAATACGACGGCGTTATTCTTTATGAATACGAACGCGTAGCAAATCTACCAAATGGCGCATCTAGTGCTAATGTATGCTATAACACGTTGTTAGGTAGACAAGCAGCATGTTTCGCAGTAGCAAGACCAGCTAAACACATTGAACAAACAGACGATTACGGCAATATTGCTGGTAATGGTATCGCGTTCTATGGTGAAGTTAAAAGAACAAAATTCAATAATAAAGATTACGGTTCTATTCAAGTATTAACTGGTGGCGTAGTAGAAAGCTAATTTATAGATATGGGCGGGGTAATACCCGCCTTTATTCTTATATGGGGTGAATATGAACGTAAAACAAGTTATCAATAGGGCGTTCATGCAGATAGGCGATACACCACAGGAACAATATACTCCGTACCATTTGTTAGAGTATTACAACGAAGGCAATCATCTATTAAATGCCCTTATCGGTCAGTACTGCCCTAGTTTGGCACAGGCAACGCACGAAGATAACGGCACCGGACGGATTACGCTGCCCGGTCAATGTATCAGCGTGTTAAATGTCAAAGCAGATGATGCGGAAGTACAGGCCTATCATGTATTGAATTTACAAACGGTGGTATTTGATGCAGATCATGAGCAGAAAATAACAGTTGATTATATAAAGACTGCTGGCTATAAAACGCTAGATGATGAAAGCGGACTACCGGCGGAACTTGAAACGTTATTAGTTGATTACATCGTATATAGGGTTATGAACCTTGATATTTCCGGCGTAACTGGAAATATGGTTAGTGCGTTGCAATCCATTAATGAAGGTTTGGGGAATAATGAAAGTGTAATTGCGGAAGGGTATTGGAACTATGGTTGTAAAAGAACTGATTACTCTAGTTAACGTTGAAAGTAACGAAATACTAGATGAACAATTGGAGTATATCCAGTACATTAACGCAGCGATTGACTGGCTAACTACTATTCTTGTTAGCATTAAAGACCGCGAAGTAGTTAAGAATATGGATATACCAAATCTAAAAGGCGTTCCGTCCGACTTTATGGGGTTCGTTCCTAAGAGTGGCTATCCTATCCGCATCATTAATGGAACATTTGAAACGTATGACGGGGAAACGGTCAATCAAGTATTTTATAGCGTGCGTAAAAATCACGTTGATGATATGGACGACCCTATTCCGTTTTCTGAATTCTTTCATCAGTATTTAGTGCAGCTTATATCTTTCATGGTAAAGAAAAAATCACTTATGACTGATTACGCTGCCTATGATAAACAATTCATAGACTATATCACGGAACAAATTAAAGTGGCACGGGGTATAACATAATGGGCGTTAAACAAGTAGCCATAACAAACGGTTTCAGATTGGGCCTTGATTGGAGCAACCCGCCGGAAAATATCGACGTGCAAGCGCTAACACAGGCGCAACAATGCGAATTCGATAGAACAGATAATGCACTCCGTACCGTTCCGGGTATTCGTGTATTGTATGATTTCGGACTACCAATAGAAACGCTATATCATGATGTGTACCGTAATAAGTGGTACTTTTCTAGTGGCCGAAATTTGTATGAAACAGATTTCAGCGGTAATACACTATTAGGCACATTAAATGGTACCGAACGGCCGAGATATCATGCGTTTGGTGGTGATATTCTCATAGCCAGCGGTGATAAATTGCAAGCCATTTCCGGTAGTGGTAAGTTATCCACTATTGAAAGTCCGGCATGTGATATAGTATCAAGTCATTCGGGGCGCGTACTGATTGCATCGACTCATTCGCATAGGTTGAATTGGTCAGCGGTTGGCGACTACAACGCATGGAACCATAACAATAACGATGCATCAAGTGCGCAATATGTAGACGTAGGCTATAAAGACCAAGGCAGCATTATTGCGGTTGATTTCTTATCACGTGCAATTATCGTATACAAAGAATACGGGCGCGTGTATCAAGTAATTGGCACGCCAGATGCACAGAATTTAACTGTATATCCGTTATCCTCTACCGGTTATTGTAGTGGTGCGACGATAAGCGTTGATGATCGTAGTTACTATTTAGGCAATCAAGGGTTCATGTCTTTCATGCCTACAAACACCTACGCAGAAATACAACCGTTTGAAACTGGTTTGAATATCAACTCTTATCTATTGAAGTACATAACGAAAGATTGCGAAGTATGGCACATATCCAGCCGTAAGCAAATATGGATTAAACCATATAGCGGAAATACGGTATTCATGTATCACTATTTGCCACGATATGAAGACGGAAGGGGCGTTTTCACATCAAGAAAATTCACGCATAACATCAATGATGCGGTGAATGTGGATAAAGAAGTATACATAGCATACGGCAATAAGATTGGTATTCTTGATGAAACAATAGATACCGATGATAATGTACAAATTCAAACATCAATTATCAGCGGCAACAGATTGGCGACACGTCAATTTGTATTGATCATGAACTATAATTTTGTAACACATAATCTTATTCCCGGTCATGGCACTATTGGCATATCGAATAAGAAGCCTAAGCCAATTAACTTTTCAAGCAAGGCAACCAAAACATACTATGCGAATGAAAAGCTATACGAAGCCAAAACATTAATGAATGTTAATGAGTACACGAAGGCGTATAAGATTGGCGGCGGTGCAAATCGTAATGTACAATTTAAAATCAATGTTCAAAAGGGCGCTATTTCGTTACGTCAGTTAGATTATACGTATGAAGAGGTTTAAACATGGCATATAAAGAAAAATACCCTTTGGATATAACGCCACAGGGCGATACTGTACAAGACAGTATTAAGAAAAACCGCGATGAATTATTGAACGTTGCGCAGCAAATGGAACTTAAAGCCGGCGGCGGTGGTGGTACTGGCGGCGGTGGTGGTACTGGTGGGCTACGTAATAGGGTATTGAGCGGTAAGGTAAGTAATGGCGAATTCTCATTCTTAACCGGTGATAACCTAAGCGTAATGATTGACGGCAGTCAAACGCCTGTATTGTTATCATTCGCCGACGGTTTCAACGATTACGGCGCGGTTGATTATATCCAAACGATTAACCGTAAACAAAGCGCATGGAGTTTACCAGCCAACAATACATCGTATTTATACGTTGAACGTTCAACATCTGGCGGCCTAACTTATGGCAGTACAACGCTTGAACCGATGCGCCAGCCAAATGCACCAGCAGCGGCAACGGATAAAATGTACTACAACACCACAAATGAAAAAATGTATGTGTACACGGGAACGTATTGGAAAGAAATATTGCGCGTAGTGGTAGCGGTTGCCGTTACAGATGCAACACGTGTTAAGTCAATCAAGTATTATGATCCAAATCTAAACACCGCAACAGACGCCGTAATTGGCACGCGTACGGTTGACGGTAAAGCGTATGCATTAACCGACATTCTTAATCAAATGGCGGAAGCTATTAAAAAGATTGCTGGCGATGCTAACTTTACAAACAACCCAAGCCGTACACTTAAAACCATTACGGATACAGTAAACGGGTTAAGTAGTGCATATTATCGCAAAACCGATACAGTAGCCAACGCAACGCATGCGGTGAGTGCAGATACTGCAACGCGTGCAAATTCGGCAGCAACGGCGGATAACGTTGCATCATGCGTTAAAAAGGCCGGCGATACCATGACGGGTACGTTAAAGGTTCCGGGGCTTTCCAACAATCCGATTGATTTAGATTATCTTGCTAACAACAAGGCTGGTTTTAGCGGTTTCACGTTCGGTGAATTAAATAACTACAATATATGGGGTACTGCTTATTGGGGTATTGGTGCCATGTTCCCGTGGTATACAAGCCAAGACCGCGTATTAGGTACTCAGCTTTATTTTGCTAACAGTAACGCGGCATTTATTCGTTTTGATACAAATACCAAGGGCATGACTGAATGGCAACGCATCGCAACGTTTGAAAATAATAATACGCTAACATTCCCGAACGGCGCTAAATTGAGGGTTGAATAATATGCCTAATCTAGTACTTGAAAAGAACGGTCAAACATACCGTTTCGGACTTAATACAGATAAATCCGTAACAAATGGTAAAGCGGTACCAGTAACATATAACGGCGTTGATTACTACGCACGATATGGAACCGATGCAACACCGTTAAAAATCGAAGTAAACGGGCGGACGTATTCTATCCAGTATGATGCGGTAGAATTTGCGCGGTATTATTGGGAACGCCGTGCAAGTGATACAAGCGGATACAGTACAACGTTATTCTTCCCTAAAGGTCGTTACCGTGTAACGCTTGACGGTAGCAATAAAAGAAGCTGGGATATCAATATTAATGATAGCGGAAATAAAACCGTATCAATCAATTTCCCCGGTTCCACTAATAACAAGCGGTTAGAATGTTCAATAAGTGGTTCGTTTAATGACTACATGCCAGCCGGTTATAACTGGAATAAAGTAACAATCGAACGGATAGGGGATTAATGATGCAACTTGAAAGCCTTGAAAGCATGATAAAAGACTATGAACGGCGTACGGGTGAACGTGTTAGTCTTGAAGGTTTTTATTTCGATGAAAACAACAATTACAAAGATAAATATAACTACTATTTCAAATGGTTCCCTAATGCTGGTTTCCTGTTCTGGACTATCAACGAACATGAGGGCGAACGGTATTTTACTATCTGGCAAACATACGGTGATATGAAAGTAATAGGTAAATACATTGTTGAAGTAATGAAAATGAATGATCTTGATGTAATTGTAACGGCAACACATCGCAGCGTGCGCGGTTTCATTAAAAAGTGGAACATGGAACGTGTTCCAACTATGGACTATACCTATAATGGGTTTGATTACAAAGTACTTAAAACGGTGCGTAAACACCTTGAAGCTACTTTGTAGAAAGGAAAAGCATGTTTAAATTTGACTTGCAAATTTTTGGCGGTGGCAAAAAGTCGAAGGTAAGCAGCATTGATGCTAAACTACCGGAAGCAACGGCCGACGAAAAGCAACTGTTACAAGGTCAAATGAATTGGATTAATAACACCAATCAAAGCGCCAACACCTTACAAGGTATGGGCGATAGGGCCTTGAACAATGTAATAACGCCAGAATACAGTAATATGTATAATGCGTATTTGGGAACTAATAGCGACAATCAAAATGCGATAGGCGCGTTACAAAACCTCGTAACAACCGCCGGCGCTAAGAATGTAACAGATAACACCAGATACGCAAATCAACTGGCGGCCAGCGTTGATACTATGAACAATGGCGCAAGCCAACTGGCTAACGAATATAACGGCGCATTGCTTAAAAATCAAAACGCAATGGATAGCATCACAAACGGCCAACTACCTACAGGCTATGCAGATGCTAGACGGCAAGCGTTAAACAATGATTTACAGGCAACTGTAGGCAATGCAGTTTCTAGCCTAGCAAGTCGCGGTATTGTGAATTCATCTATTACGGATAACGCATTAAATGATATTAGCAAGAACGCATCTAATACACTTGCGGCACAATATTCAAATGATTTAGGCCAAGCGGCTGCACTTAATTCCCAAGCACTTAATAATAATTTAAGCGGCATCGGTGCAAAAATGGGGTTATGGGGTAATACCTACAACAACCAACAAAACGGCATCATTAATCAAGCAAATCTAATGAACCAAGGTTATGCAAATCAGATGAATAACGCCGGCACCGCAGCGGGTTTAGTAGGTCAACGCGAAGGGTTAGCGCAAAACCCTATTAATACAGGAGCAACAACACAAAGCGCGGCAATTCAACCGGCTAAAGATTACTATTCTATGAGCCAGTTAAATAACGCGGATCAAGAAGATTTACTTAACAGATTTATGTCATTACGCTATGGCTTAGCGCAACCAGCACAAACAATGGTTAAGCAAGGTTCTGGCGGTTTCTTTGGAGGACTTATGAAAGGTTTTTGTTTTGTAGCGGGTACTGAAATTGCAACACCAGAAGGTGGCAAGGTTATTGAAACGTTTGTAAATGGTGATACTGTTATCACGTTGGGTGCGGTTAATGATGTAATTGCATTGCATGATATGGGCGAAAAAGAAACACATCGCCTTGAAACTGTATCTTTTGGCGTAACAACCACAGGCACGGAAAAGGTATTGACTCCGGAAGGCTTGAAATTAGTTAGTGAATTGGTAGTTGGCGAAGTTATTATGACGGTTAACGCTTATGAACCGGTTACATTCAGCGAAGCAACTGGCAATACTGAACACGTATACGAATTGCAATGTACTGGCGATAATTTATTCTATGCTAACGGTATTATGGCCGAAGGTATCAGCGAAGAAGAATTGAAACTTATCGCAGCAACACCGGAAGAAGCGCCAGCAGATACACCGGAAGAAACACCGGAAGAAAAACCGGCCAAGAAAACAACAAAAAAATCCAGCAAGAAAGATGAACCAGTAGAGGAAGCAACCGAAGAAGTAGAGAAAGTAGAGGAATAACACAATGGGCGTTATCTACGTTAAAGACTTTGAGCCATGGGCGGCGTTGGGCGAATTAGCCGGTCAATATTTCTCTCACCGTTTAGGGGCGTTACAGAATAATAAAATGGCTAAAGGCTATCAAGCAATGCTAGGCGGTGGCGGTGGTGGCGGGGAACAAGACCCGAACACTCCACAAATTGTGGATAATAATAACCGCATGGCGGGAATGGGTATGCAACAACCTAATAGCGCCGGTCAAATTAACCAGTTATTATCTAATTCCAATAACACATTTGCCAATAACTTGATGCAAAAGAATAACATCGGATTATGGGGCGGTCAAAATCCGGCCGCCCCAGCACAACCGATGCAAGCTAACACCGATGCACCGGCAACAACGCCATTTAATGATGATCGCTTTACTAGCTATGCAAATGCGCCAAGTCCTATGATGCAACAACAATTAAAAGCACAGGCAGCACAGGCACCACAAACGCCAGCACAACCGCAACAAAACACAGGACTATGGAATTTTCAAAATCTAAATAATACTGGTATTAATACAGGATTACCGCAAACATACCAAGAAATGATGCAACAAAGACAAAACGCACCTTTTCATGGGGCGCCCAATTCGGCCGTAAATGGTAACGCCGAAGCGGATAAAGCGCCGGGCCAATACTCTATACCAGATAAAGCAAGCGTAACAAGCGAAGCGCGTAAACAACTAGGGGCCAATACGTTGGCCCTAGTTAAAGCCGGTTTTGATTTTAAGACGGCGCAAGGTTTAGCCAGCGAACAATATCAAACCGATGTTAATAATATGTACATGCAACAAGTCAACGAATATCAAGAAAAAGTACTTGAACCAATGCGCCAGCAAATCATGAACAATCTTGTATTTACACAGGATAAAGACGGCAACCCGGTTGTAGATACCTATAACACAAAACGGGTTAAAGGGTTGGCGCCAGCCGTTGCAAGATATAACTATCTAGCCGGTAAAGTTGGCGCTGGTACTATTGATATGAATAACTTGAACAGTATTGCGGCGCTTGATAAACCAGATTACAAATTTAGTAGTGCGCAAAACGGCCATATTGTACGCTACAACATGGGCGACGGTACTATTCAAGATATGGGCGGTTATGGCAAGGTTGAAACTAAACAATTTGCGAACGGTCAAGTTATCGTTATGACTCCGGACGGCCAAATGAAAAATATCGGTAATTTCGGGGCGAAAAATATCAAGGTTATGCCAGACGGTAAAACGTATATTGTTGGAACAGACGGCAGCATGAAATATGTAGGTACTCACGTTAAACCGCCAACGGCTACACAATCCGGCACTAGCGGGTATAATGCGCAAGTATTAAGAACTTTATCAGCGCAGCATACGGCATGGGTAAAAGCTAACCCAGACAAGGCAGAAACAGAAAGTCCTTATTATGGACAGTTACAAAGCGCATTAAGTGGTGCGCCTACTGCTGGCGGTGGTGCTGGTGCTGGAACGCCTACAGTTAAACGGCAACCGACTTATTCAAGCGAAGAACAAGCAGCAGTTTCAAAGCGAATGAATGAACTTTCAGCGCAAGGCTGGAGTGATGATCAGATAGCGGCGGAACTTGATGCGGCCGGATACGGTCAATATAAATCGTGGTTAAAATCTTATTAATAAAAGGGGTAGACTATGGGTGCGTTTGATGATATTACAAGCCAATACGGCAAGGCAGCTGGAAACGGTAACGCCTTTGAAGATATAACAACCGAATACGGTTATGACGTAGGCAACGCGCCCAAGCCTACGTTCTGGGATAGCGTTAAAAATAATGCCGAATATGTTGCTAATGGCGTTAAAAACAATATTGAATGGATTGATAAAACCGGCAAAGAAATTAATGACAATGTAGGCGATACGCTTACAAATTGGAAAGATGACGTATTAAGCAAATCAAATAATTTAGGTAGGGAATATTCTAAAAGTGCTGCTAATGCCCTTGAAGCTAATGGAGATAATTTTTCTTCATTTGATGATAACGGCGACTTTGTAAACGAATATGCAACGCCGGGCCTAAATAAAGCAAGGGTTGAAACATACAATACCGCAGTTGGCAAGCCAGCTGGATACGTAGCGATTACTCCGTATGTTCCACCACCGGTGCGAATAGCTGCCGGCGTCCTTGCTGCCCCTACGATTGCAAGTGATACGGTTGAAATGTATAACGCTAATGAAGCCGCAGAAAACGAAGGAACGGCACCGGACGGGGTATTAGGTAACAAATATATTGCTACGGCAAAAAATGTTTTGGTAGACCCTATCGCGGAACCGGTTGGGCGTTTAGTTGACGATCCGGGCGAATTTGCCAAAAATATTGCCATGAACCCTACTAATTTATGGGACGACGTATTTTTACCGGTCGGCATGGTTAAAGGTGTAACACCTAAAAAGGTATCTGGCGCAATCGGGGAACATGTAGGGCGTATTGGTGAACATATCAAAGAAAGGGCATCTAATGCTTTTGAAGATATTGGCGAACGTTTCACGAAAGATACACCAAAACTTGAAGAAGGAATTACCTATAATGCGTTTGATGATGTACCAGTACCAGAAGAACCGATTAACACAGTAGAACCGCGCGAATATTCCGAAGGTGGTTTGAGCGGTCAACCTATGGAAGGTGAAACGGGGAATATCCAAGCAGATATATATAACCGATACCGTCAACATGGGTTAAGCGACGTTGAAGCGGCTGCACTAACCGGTAATATTGGAGCAGAAAGCAGCTTTAATACAACCGTAACAAGTGGCGACGGGTACGGCTCCCGTGGTTTGGTTCAGTTTACTGGCGATAGATTGAACGGCGAAAAAGGTTTATTGAAATTTGCGGAAAATCGCGGGTTGGATCCATGGGATTGGAGAACGCAAGTCGATTTCAGCGTATGGGAATTGCATAATACCGAAAGCGCTGCACTTGAAGCAATGCGCGCAAGACCAGACGCAACGCCGGAAGAGATGGCTGTTATCGTACGAAAAAATTACGAAAGACCAGACCCAGCAGTTGCACATGATGATGTTCGGGCGCAAATTGCTAAAGAAACATTCGACGGCAATTATGGCAAATATGAAAATAGGCCACGTGATAATACATCGTTTAAAGATAATACGCTAGACCCTAACTATAGAGGAAACGAACAACCGTTTAGAGATGAGTTTGTAGAAAACGAAAAATCTGTAAACGGTGAAGAAGCGCATACCGATTTAAATAGTTTCGTAGAAAATACCGATAAAAAACAGGTTAAAACAGACGATTTAGGTATAAACTATCAAGGCGAAGGCGAAACAGCCCGTACAGGCGAAATAAATGAATTTCAGCCGAAAGACCGCATAAATACTGACTTTGTAGAGGGTGAAAAACCTAAATTCGAAGAAAAAGCACTTGAAAATGATGCAAACACTCAATTTAGATATGAAGAGGATACACCAAACGAAAGTTTACGAAATGCACTTGACGATTTACCGCCAAAGGCAAAAGAAACTATCATAAATGAATTGAAAAATGATGCATCAGAACCACGATATACCGAATTAGAAAATAAAGTACAATCTAATACGGAAATATTGAAAGATTTAAACAAGGCGACAAAGCCAGATATTCCTAAAACGGAACTTGATGCGGTTAAGGTTCGGTTATCTGATAGCCTAGACGTACCGGTTGAACGATTGAGCAACGAATACATGGAAACCGTTCGCCGTGATCGTGCTGCCGAATTAATTGCCGATACGCAAGAATTAAAGTTGATGCAAGCGGAACCGGCAGAAGGTGGCGTGAGCAAATACGCGCAGCAACCTAGCCAGCTTTTAGACAATGCAACGCATGAGCAAGTACACGAAGCCATTGTAAAAGCCTTTGACGGCAACGAAGCAATGGCAAATCGTTATTTAGAAAGTAAAGGCGTTAGACCTACGGAACCGCTACAATATAGCGTTAAAGGTAACGAAACGCCACATACTGGCATTGATGAAGTAGGGCGATTAGGCCGAAGCGTAACGCGTAGGGAAATATTAGATGCAGTTAATCACTTATTTAATCAACGTGTTAAAAGTGGCCGTTTAGGACGTCCTAACGTGCGCGGTTGGTACAACACTAAAACCGATGTAATTCGTAGTGGTAATTATGGAGAAATTCCGGTTATCATGCATGAATTAGGGCATTATGTAGATAATTATTTCGGTTTCAGTAAAGATGCACGGTTCAATGATGAATTTAACGGCGTTATTCAAAATCGTTTCGGTAAAGCGTACAACAAATTAGGCGAGGAAGGAATTCGCGGGGAAGGTTACGCAGAATTCTTTAAAGATTATGTGAGTGATCGCGCTAAAGCAAAACGGGAATTTCCAGAATTCTATAATCATTTTACGGAAGCAATCGCAAAAGAACCGGAATTGAACGGTATAACTAATAAATTATCGCAGTTGGTTCATGAATGGCACCGTCAAGGCGCGACAGAACGTGTAAAGGGTAGTATCTCTTTTGAAAGTAAAGGTAAGGTAAGCCAAGCGATTGATGCGGTTAAGCGTGGCGAAGCTAAAGACGTAATTAAAAAAGCATTAAATGATGTATATACCAAAGCCGTTGATGAATTGAACCCGTTGAAGGATTTAGTGGAAGAAGTCGAACGCCAAACAGGCGAAAAAATTGCCTTTGATGATAACCCGTATATGCAAGCATGGTTAGCGCGTGGCTGGGTTGGTAAAGCTGAAACTCTTATTGAACACGGTGCGCCGGAACATGGTATAAAATCACTCAAAGATATTTTGAAAGGTATAGGCGAAAAGGAACATAAGGAATTCTCCGCATACCTCGTGGCCTTGCATGATTTAGACCTACATAAAAACAAACAAAAAGCAACGTTTGATTATACAGAAGATGCTGCCGTATTAGGTAAGCATGCCGGAAATGAACGTTTTCAAAAGGCAGCAGATGCAATATATAAATATCAAGATTACATGTTACAAATGTTAGTTAAAGAAGGCATGTTGACGGCTAAGGCGTATCATACAATGCGTAAAATGTATCCGCATTACATTCCGTTTTTCCGCGACATGTCAGACGCTGGCATGCAATCGTTCTTATCTGGCGGAAAGGGTTTCGTTGATGTATCTAGTCCGGTAAAACGTTTCAAAGGTAGTACGCGCGATATCATAGATCCGTTGGAAAGTATCGTAAAAAATACGTTCCAATTCTATAACGCGGTAGAACGCAATCACGTTGGGCGTACATTTGCAAAACTTGCCGATAAAAACGGCATAGGTCAAATCGTGGAACGTGTAAATGGCGATAAAGCGAAAACAGATAATACGTTTAATGTTTGGGAAAACGGCGAAAAAGTAACGTATGAAACAACGCCGGAACTTATTCAAACGATGCGCATGTTAGATAAAGAACAATCCAATATGGTTGCCAAAATCTTATCGTATCCGGCCAACTGGTTACGCGCTGGCGCTACATTATCACCAGAATTTATCTTGCGTAACCCTGTACGTGATATGATAGGCGCATCTATTTATTCCAAACATGGGTTTATTCCTGTAGTCGATACTTTCAAAGGTTTGGCGCTATTCCTTAAAAAAGGCGAATTATACTGGGATTATATGAAGTCAGGCGCAGCACATGCGGCAATGGTTTCGTTAGACCGCGACTATTTAGGCGGTCAATTACGCGATATTATGAGCCGTGAAAGTAAGGCTACTAAGTTAATTAAAAACCCTATTGAAGTATTACGCGCTATGAGTGAAGCAACAGAAATGGCAACACGATTGGCGGAATTCGATAATGCACGAAAGGGTTATACTGGGGTTGGCAATCGCCTATTTGGGAAAGATAGAACGCCTTTAACTGCAAGAGAAGCGGCACTTGAAAGCCGTGATATAACGCTAGATTTTAGCCGTAGAGGTTCACATGTTAAAAAGGCAAATCAAGTAATAGCCTTTTTTAATGCAACAATTCAAGGCGCTGACAAAATGGCTCGTGCGTTTAAGGAAGACCCGCGCGGCATGACGGTTAAAACCATGCTTTATATTACATTACCAAGTGTAATGTTATGGTACATGAATAAAGACGACGAACGATATCAAGAGTTGCCACAATGGGAAAAAGATACATTCTGGATTATTCCGGGTAAAGAAAATATGTACAGAATTCCTAAACCGTTTGAAGCTGGCGTGTTATTTGGTACATCGTTTGAACGTATGCTACAGTATTTTGACGATGCAAAAAACAACCGTAAAAGCGTAGGTTTTAAAGGTTTCGGTGATAGGGTAATAGATAGCCTTGCACCTAGTTTTATGCCTACGGCTATGATACCGGTTGTTGAAGCTATGACAAATTATTCTTTATTTAGACAACGAAACATCATTCCGCAATCGCAAGAAAATTTACCAGCACGCCTACAATATGGCGCGAATACAAGCGAACTTGCAAAATTCGTAGGCGATAAAATCAACGTTTCTCCGTATATTGTAGATAATACAATAAGAGGGTACGGCGGCGGCCTTGCTGGGTTAGGTTTAAGTGGTATTGATGCGGTAACTGGTGCAAAAGAAAACAATGCATCTAAAAAATGGTATGAAGCACCGGGATTAAGAGGGTTCACGGTAGCGCCTTATCAATCATCGGATAGCGTACAACGAGTTTATGATGATTATAAGGAACAAGAAAAATTGCATAATGAGTTTAAGCTAACAGGGCAACGCCCAGACGGATACGATGCCAAAGAATTTGCAAAACTCAAAAATGCAAGTGATAGCCTAAAAGGTTTGAACAAAGCATCTAAAGCAATCATTAATAACGAACGCATGAGCGGCGAACAAAAGAGGGAACAATTAGACAAAATCAATATGAGAAAAGCCAATATAGCGCGCAGCGTTTATGGTTTAGGTAAGGTTAAATAAGGGGCGCATAATGGAGTTTATTTTAAAGGTTATTGTTGAAGGTTGGAACTCTTTAACAGATAGTTTTGTATTAAAAGCAGTATTAAGCGGTGCGGCAGCCGTTGCGATATGGCTTATTGGAATTAAACACGTCCAGATTTTGGGCGTGTTTATTTTATTGGTATTCATCGACCTTTTCACTAAATGGGCGGCTATTGCCTATCAAATGTTAATTGATGAATACGGATATGATAAAGATCAAATAGCCGTATGGGAAAAATATCGTGCAATACCGCTGGCTTTTGAAAAGGGCCTAATTTCCAGCCGATATATGCGAAAAGGTTTTATATTTAAAGTTTTAACGTATGTTGCGGCTACGGTGGCGGCCGTATTATTCGATGAAATGAGCGGTCAAAAGCAATTCGCGGTATCGCTTGTTTGGTTATATTTGGGTTCCTGTGAATTCCTATCTATTATGGAAAACCTACGCGACGGCGGAAACGTTATGTTGGGTAAATTTTTAGATTTAATTAGAACAAAAATTGAAAACAAAGTTAAATTATAGGGGGTACCATGCGAGGTATTGATGTAAGCGAAAATAACGGCGTAGTTGATTGGGGCGCGGTCAAGGCTAATGGGTTTGATTTTGCGATTATTCGCATCGGTTATGGCCGTGGTAATTTAGATAGTGAATTCTACAACAATATTAATGGCGCTATTAACGCCGGTTTAGCAGTTGGCGTATACCATTATTCCTACGCTATGAACGAAGAACATGCAGCAGAAGAAGCGGAATTTGTATTGAATACACTTAATGATGCCGGTTTGACTGTTGATAAGTTGCCAATGGGTGTATGGTTCGACATGGAAGATGCTGACGACTACAAGGCAGAACGTGGCATGCCAACGGGCCAACAATTAACAAATATTTGCAGCGTGTTCATCAATAAGTTATGGCAAGCTGGTTACGTTAATACAGGCCTATATGCTAGTTATGACTGGTTAGTAAATGTATTAGATGTTAGTCAGTTGGGCGGGTGCGCTATTTGGTGCGCACAATTAAATAGTCAATGCGATTATGACGGCGCTAATTTGTGGCAATATACATTTACTGAAAACATTGAAGGCAAGGAATTTGATGCGGATTTAGTTTTAAATTGGCCTATCTAACGGGGGTATTTTATGGATACTATCAAGCAATTCATAAAGTCGTATTTACCAGTTATCACAGTAGCATTACTTATGCTGCTGGTGGTAGTTGCTGGCTTATTCGTCTATAACATGATGCACACAAAAAAGTTACAAGAACCGGTTATTATCAATCAGACGATAGCGAAGAACCCGCACAAAATGGCGGATACATTAAAAATCACGCCAAAGGAAGCAACGGAAGTTATCGCATATAGGGAAACCGCGCAGCCGGTGGCAACGTATTATACACAGGCGCCAACGTTACATGATGCGGCAGTAGTTACAAAAAACGCTATCAAGGATAAATCACCGAATATTCCAAAGGAAGCCATAGAAAAAAGCGATAGAACCGCAGTTGTTGAAAATACCGATGAAAACAAAGTCGACGTTTACAAAATTAATCTAAATAAAGCACATCGCATAATGGGTGGCGTTACCGTAATGGATACGGGTAAGGTATATGAAACGGTAGGTTATCAAGCTGGCGACTTTCAAGGCCTAGCGCATTTTGACGGGAAGCATTTCAAAGGGGCCAGCGCGCTTTATACATTCGCGAAATGGTAGGTGATCCGATTATCTCTGCGCCGTACGGTTTACGGCATATTATATTTAATTGTGAGGTATACAAACATGAAAACATTTACATTTGAAGGCAAAACTCATATGTTCGCGGAAGAAGTAGAACCAAAGAAAGACGGTTTATATACCGCAACTTTAACAGACCATAACAACGTACGTTGTGAAATGTGGTTTGTAAACGGCGAATTGAAACGCCTTGTTGAATTAGATTAATAATAAAAGGGGTACCGTAGCGGTACCCCTCTTTTTTATTTTGACGTCAAAAATACGGCAAAAATTTCATGTAACATTGTATAATTTTGTGGATAAGACTTTAAAATTCGCGTTATGGCCAATCAGTTAAAACCTATGATATGTTATTTTATGGATAAAAATTATCATATACGTTATAATTAATTGATATAAAATACAAGCTGTAAAGTACCATGTTTATTGCTATTTGTTATAGAAACGGCATAAATTCGTCAAAAATAATTAACCGAAAATATCGGCAACCTTATCAGCTGCCTTTATGCGCATATCGTCCGAAAAGTGAACATAGGTTTTTAATACCGTTTGTAGGCTATCACCTAATAGGGCGGATACTGTTTTAATATCTACACCATTTGATAATAATTTAGTAGCGTATGTATGCCGTAGATCATGAATAGAATTATCTGGTAAAAAACGTTTCATCATTTCAGATGCTACGCCGCTACTACTTATGCGCATATTAAATAATCTATCATTCGTGCATGTTTCCTTATATTCTAGCAATACGCTTTTTAATGTTGGCGGGATAGGTAGTTGGCGATAACTGTTTTTTGATTTAAGGGGTTTCATGGAATATACGTTATAATCAATCGCCCCAAATTGCTGCACTACGTTTATTGTATTGTTATCCAAATCAACATTTTCCCAAGTAAGGCCGATAATTTCACCGTATCTCATGCCAGTATATACCGCTATACAATATAAAATATAATACGTGTAATTTATTGATTTCACGCCAGATAAGAACATTTCTATTTCATCATCTGTTAGTGCTTTTATTTTCGCTGGTTCATTATTTGTATATCGTGGTATTACCTTTAATTCATTAATAGGAAGTATCTTATATGGCAGTACGGCATAGTTAAATAATCGCTGAATTATACCCAATGCAAGGTTTTTTGAAGCCGTTGAGTATGATATATCATTCAATACACGTTTAACATGATACGGCGTAATATTCGTTATTTTTTCATTGTGTATAGATTTAAATACATCAAAAGCATGTGTATAAGTCCGCAACGTATTAAATGTACGCGGCTTATTTTCTCTAATATAAATTTCAAAAAATTCAATAAGAGTTATATTTCTAAGGCTATCATCGGTTGCGGTGATAGTCTTTTTTAGTTTATCAATGATCGTTTGAGCGTGGATTTTTGCCGCCTTTTGTGTTTCAAAACCCTGTTTAGATTTCTGGCGCCAGCGGTTGCCGTCTTTATAAGAAACGATACATTGATACCCTTTATCCTTTTTTCTTATGGTTATATTGCATTGCATCGTCTAATTCCTCTATTGAATATTTGGCTATGTAATGCGCGGCAATACATAAAGCCAATAATATAATTGCCAGTATATATCTGTGTTCTTGCCACGGTATAAGACCTAAAGCCAAGCCAATAATTAAATAAATAATACTTTGATAAAAAGCTACATTAATTGCATCTTTTTTACTCATGATATACCCCTTTATTTAACAATATATGCGCGAATGTATCCGCATCATGTTCCAGTTTTGTACGTAAATCCGCATCTATTTCCTTAAATAAATCATAATCCTTATGAAGAAATATATGCCCTAATTGATGAGCAAGCGCCATACGCTGCTGGCGCCTACTTAACCGGCTATTAATAATAATAGCCTTTTTAATCTCCGGTTTAATCTGTATACCGCTAACACAAGCCGGCAATGGCTTATATATAACTTTAATGTTTAATTTACTTGCTATATAGCGCGGTTCATTTGAGCCGTGCGAATTAATCAAATCTAAGACAAAAGAACACATATTGAACATGCTAACAATTCCCCTTGAATATATTAATCGTCTAATACCGCTTTTAATACTTTGGATATTTTAGCTTTTTGCGATGCAGTCAATTCACGATCACCGTAATAACATATCAAAGCATTATCCGTAATTTTCTTTAAATCAATACAATTATCTTGCTTTTTAACTTTAGGCGTTCCCTCTACACCTTCCGTAAAATAAGAGGTTGGCACGTTGAAATAGTCAGCCAAAATCTTAACGGTTTTTAAACTGGGTGTAGAGTTTTGGTTTTTCCAACGTGAAATAGTACTTTGAGCAATGCCAGTTTCCTTTGAAACTTGATACATGGAAACACCAGTTTTTCGCATTGCATCGCAGAATTTTTGGTAAAACATGTTTAACCTCCGCAAACTATAAATAAAAATTTATAAAATTTACGAAATGTTTATTGGACTACTTGCGTTAACGCACGTATAATAAAGCCATAAGGTAGTTGCGAAAACGCAAGCAATCTTATAAACAATCGTGTTATAGCAAGTTGAATGGTGAAAGATTTATTACTTGCTATAACGCAAGTATACCATTTAAGAAGGTGGGGTGTAAATGATTAAAACAGTAACAAAAAACATTTTCCAACTTATGGATAATAAGGGCGTTACCGCCTATAAGTTATCTAAAGAAACGGGAATTTCTGAAAGCGTTATTTCCCGTTGGAAAAGCGGCGAACAATCGCCAAGTATTTCAAGTTTGGTAAAAGTGGCGCATTACTTTCAATGCGGTTTATCTGAATTGATGAAGGGAGAAAAAGCATGAAACTGACGTATACAGTCGAAGAAGTTGCCAGCGTGCTGGGTATATCAAAATCTTCTGTATACAACCTAAGAAATAGCGGTGTTATTCACCAACTAACAAAATTACCGGGCGTTTTATTTTCAGTCAAAGAAATTCAAGAAATAGCCGGATTAGAAACCGAAGTAAATGCGGTTAATTACCGGGCATTAAAAGCAGAAAATGAAGAATTGACGGAAGAAAACGCAAAACTAAAAAACGATATTAAAAAAATCGCCAGCAGTATACTGACGATCACGGGGGAATTATGACAACGGCTTTTAAGATTGTAGGTGCAATATTGGTAATTGGTACGCCGGGCAGTTTGGAACTTGACAATATAACGCTATATGAAGCGTTTTTGCAAGGACTGTTAGGGGTAACGTTACTATATGGCGGTATCTATATAGACCAAATAAAAAAGGCCCAATAGTAACGGCAATTACTAAAGGGCAGATGCGAAAAGTGAGTTATTAAAGCATCTTAACCGCATAATATCATATGCGCGTTAAGGTGGCAAGGTGAGAACGTGGAAAAAGAAAAAGTTTTAAATCTGTTAGAACGTTTTGACGAATTTCTAGCAGAAAGAAAAGCGAAAAAATCAAATATTCATATAGCTTTAGAAATAACAGTTAGACCGGACGGCCGCTGTAAACACTATGTATTTATCCTTGATGAAGAAAGCGGGAAAAACGCATTAGTAAATATAAAAGGGTTTGAAAGAATAGTTATTGCAAGAGAAGTAAAAACATTTGACGACATTTTAGAAGTGTTAGGAAGGGAAGAAAATGAGTAGCATTTATGAACTAAATAAAGATTATGCGGAACTATCCGCAATGCTTGAAGCCGCGGAAACGCCGGAAGAAATCGAAGCAATTCAAAATACACTTGAAATGCTTGATTTATCCATTGAAGAAAAAACCGAGAACACGGCAAAATACATGGTTAATATTGAAGCTGATATACAAGGTATTAAGGCCGAAATTGATAGATTAAACAAAATAAAGAAATCAAAAGAAAGCACTATTGAAACCTTGAAAAATAACATTGAATATTCAATGAAACAAAAGGGCATTGAAAAATTAGAAGTTGGTACATTTAAAGCTGGTTACAGAAAAAGCGAAAGCGTTGAAATTATCAACCTTGATGTAATTCCAGCGGACTTTACAAAGGTTGAAATTAAAGCCGATAAAACGGCAATTAAGAAAGCTATTAAAGCCGGCGAAGTGGTGGAAGGTGCAGAAATTAAGGTAAATCAAAATTTCTATATTAAATAGGCGGTGAAACATGGAATTTAGAACACTAAAAGCAAATGAAATAGATTGCCGTATTCAATCACTAAATGAAAAGAATGGAAATGTAGGTGCAGTAGTGCTGCTATATAAAGATGCACGCGTTGACATGCGACTACTTGATGAAGTTGTAGGGGCAATGAACTGGAAGCGTGAACATGCGATCATTGGCGATAGATTATATTGTACTGTTTCAATCTATAACGAACATACCGGCGAATGGGTTGGTAAATCCGATGTAGGAACTGAAAGCAACACGGAAAAGGAAAAAGGCCAAGCATCTGACAGTTTTAAACGTGCATGCTTTAACTGGGGTATCGGTAGGGAATTATATTCCGCTCCGTTTACCTATATTAATTTGCAAAAAGGCGAATGGTACACGGGTAAAGACGGAAAACCTAAATCATACGCAAAATTTACAGTTAAAGAAATCGACTATGACGAAAATCGAAATATCAATAAATTAATCATAGTTGATAGTAAAGGCGCCGTGCGTTACACAATGGGCGGAAGTGCTGCCCCTGTTCAAACAACAAAACCAAAAGAAACGCATGTTGCTGGATACGATGAATTTGTAGCGTTGCAAAAATCTAAAAAAGTACCGCCGGCAGAAATTACCAAATATATTGCGGCTGAATTTAAAAAACCACGGCTTGCACTTTTAGATGCGTTCGAAATGGTGGCCGCCCTTGAATGGTTAAAAAGCTACGGGGAAAAAGAGGAAAACAAAGGGTTTGCCCTATATGACAATGACGAACAAGCATTGATGCATGAAGATGCTGGAGACCGCATTTAATGAAATGGATAACAAAGGGTATCAATTTAATAAAGTCGATTGGCTGGAATATTTTGATACCCGCGCCGAAAGATGAAGCGTTAAATAAATTAGATCCGGAAGCGGAATATATCATTGAAATTCGTAAAAAGGTAAAACGCCGTTCGCTAAATGCTAACGCCTATGCATGGGTATTATGCGAAAAGATTGCGAAAGAACTTTCAAAAAACGCCTATATTTCAAAAAATGACGTGTATAAGCGTGTTATTCAAGAAGCTGGTACATTTACCTATCTACCAATTAAAAACGATGCCACAGGGCGATTTATTGAAATTTGGCACGGCCACGGGTTAGGCTGGTACGCCGAAGAAGCTGGGCCGGCAAAAACGGAAGGTTATACAATCGTTCGCGCATACCACGGAAGCAGCGTTTACACGGTAGACGAAATGCGGCGTTTGATTGATGCATTAGTTGATGAATGCAGCCAATTAAACATACCTTTAGAAAATAATGATTATATCAACTCATTAATAAATGAATGGGGGAACAATGAACAAGCGAAAGAAACTTGATAACGTTCTATATGCCCGTACTAGAAAATGGGCGTATGAACGCGATGAGGGCCTATGCGTGCTATGCGGTGCAATGGCTACAGAAGTACATCATATAGAGTTTAGATCGCACGGCGGCTTATCAAATCTTAATAATCTGGCTTGCTTATGCCGCGATTGCCATACAAAAGCGCATGGCGTAGATGCTAAACAAATTAGGGAAATCTTAAAAGAAAGGAACTCAAAAATACAATGGCAGAACGGCGAATGATGTCAAAATCAATTATCAAGTCAGATACATTCCTTGATATGCCAGCTACAACACAAAACCTATACTTTCATATGTTGCTTGATGCGGACGATGACGGCTTTATAAATGCCCCAAAGTCAATTATGCGAATGATTGGCGCAAAAGAAGATGATATGAAAGTATTAGTTGCAAAACAGTTTGTTATACCGTTTGAAAGTGGCGTTGTAGTTATTAAAGATTGGAAAATTCACAACTACATTCAGAACGATAGATACAAGCCAAGCACCTTGCCAGAACGTGATTTACTCAATATTCAGAAGGATAAAACGTACACGTTAAAAAGCGATGTATCCAGAATGGATACAGAATGTATACAAACTGTATCCATAGGTAAGGATAGGTTAGGTAAGGTTAGGTTAGGTAAGGATAGGAAAGGTAAGGATAGTATAGATATACTATGTCATGTTTCACATGACGATTTGAATGAACCTTACTATGAAATCATCGAATACTTGAACATGAAAACGGGTAGTAAATTCAAGGCTACAACTAAGCCATATATTCAAGCGATACGATCACGCTTGAAAGAAGGTTATACGGTTGATGATTTTAAAACGGTGATTGATAAAAAAAGTCGTGAGTGGAAAGGTACAAAGCTAGAAAAGTATCTAACACCTAAAACGTTATTCGCGCCCAGCCATTTTGATACATATCTTAATTCAAACGAAATGGCAGCAATGACGGATACAGAAAGAAAAATCAATGAACTGAATGCATTGATTGATGCGGTAGAAAGGGGAACAGATGAAACCGGAAACGTTGAAAGCTACGGGCCAACTATTGATATATCCGAGTATTGATAATACAAAAGTTAAAATGTACGCCTATATGCTGGAAGATATCAACCCTGTAACATTGGCGGAAGCTATCAAACAATGCATTAATACTTGTGAATTCGTTCCAGCCGTTGCGACTATCAGAAAGAAAGCGGCGGAAATATCCGGATATGTCAACGGCAAGGAGGAACGATTGATTGCGCAAGATGCATGGGAAATCGTCCGAAAGAAAGCAAGCCAAGTAGGGTATGAAAAGGGCCTTGATGAGTTAGAAGGCATTACAAGGTTAGCGGCTAAAACGGTATGGCGTTTCTTTGACCCGCGAAATAGTCAAT